CGTCAACTCTTACCCTCTTAGCCTTAAATGGGACCAGCCAAGAATCAGCAATGGCGTCAACAATGCGATAGGGCGTAGTTGCTGTGTCGAAGCAATGTAGCCTAGCGCGGTCAAACCTGTCAGGAGTAGCAGACAATCCAACACGAACAGCAGCAGGGAATGCATCAATGATTGCTTGGTAGCTTCTGGCCGCTGCATGGTGTGCCTCATCAATGATGATTACGTCAAACGGCCGGAAGTTTGTAAGAAGCTCGAGCCGTTTCGGTTGCCTAATGGTGTCCTTACTCGCCACCACAACCCGTTCTGGTCCGCTATGTATCTCGGGCAAGTCGTGCCCCACTGCCTCTTGCAGGAACGCAGATAGCGTAGCTGTTGCTTGGTGAATAAGTTCCGTTCTGTGGGCAAGCCAAAGTATTCGAGAATCTTTGAGTTGCTTAACAAGTTCTGCTCCTACTCTGGTCTTGCCAGTGCCAGTGGCCATTTCGATTAGCGGCGACTTGCCAAGGCCAATGGCTGACACAGCCTCGGCTACTACCCGCTGCTGGTACGGACGCAGCGGCTTGTCCTTAGCCACTGAAACTGTGTAGTCGCCGAATAGACCTAGTTGCATAAATTGGGTTCGCTACGGCAGTCTACAGTATCACCCGTAAGACAGGTCCAGCGCTAGCTAGTCACCGTCTGCCGCTGCCGTAGCCAACTGTGCCCCTTTCCGGATTCGAACCGGCCTGCCAGTGTCGTTACCGTCTTTGCAGTATCCCTGGCAGCATTAAGCGCTGCTACTGCCAAGGCTAGACCAACTCAGGGGCTAAGCTGCCTGTTTAGCCAGTGGCAGCACCTGGGACCTACCTGCAGGTTAGTTAGCTACTAGAATCCCGTCCCCTGGTCAGCGCTGGGCGCGCGCAGGCGCAGGCAGTCAACCTTCTTGCCGCCAAACATGGTCTTGTCCTTGAACAGCTCCACCGGCTTGCCGACGCAGGCACTGGGAGTGCCAAACATGTCCTTGAGCGTCGTCAGAACAGTCGTCTTAGCAATCATCTGACGGTCAGTCTCATTGAAGTGGACGATAGTCAGCTTCTCAGGCTGCTTGCCCTGGAACGTGACTTCCTCCTTGGTGATTGCCTTGATGGTCAGCTGAATCGGAGCATCCGCAACGTCTTCGGTCTTGTAGAAGCGGCTCGGCATCAGGTCTGCAAATGAATCGGCCATGTGATTGTTCCTTTGTTGTACGGTGGTTTATTAAGTTAGTTAACAACGTCTACTGTCACTGCCTCATAATTAGAATCCATCGACATTGGCGAGTTAAACCACTGTCGATAATGAATCTTTACCGGCTTGCCGCTAACCATGGCATGCTGGATTTTATCCACAAGCTCCGGCTTAGTGACGGTAAAGTTCCAGGTATTGGCAACCAAAGAATCACCTTTGTCGGAGTGCTTGGTAACGAATCCGCCGAGGTTGAGCTGTCCCTCCCACGATTTGATAACCAAGCCCTTGTTAGAGAACTTAGTGATACTGCCAATTCGGTCACCTTCGCTGTAGTCTGCGCCGCAGCCAGAAACGCAGCCCTTAACACATAGTCCGCTGCCGCCAAGTGACAGTAGAATCGCAATCGCTACGATAGCTCTGAACATGGTTACTCCTTATTCAATCCCAGAATCCTTAAGCCATTCCTCGGCGGCTTGCTTCTGCCGCCAAGCAGACACATCGGCTGTGAAGTCTCCACGACCAGGCCAGTGATTAGACTTCATGCACTGGCTCCAGCGGCTGACGGCTTCGCGCCAATCTGCCTTACCTCGCTCGAGCATGCGAGGCGTTACTGACACGAAGCGAACGTCATACGGCGGCGACGTCTCAGCAAAGATGAATGTACCTTCTGCGTCAAGGTCGAAGTTAGGCTCATGCGCGTTCAGGCCCTCTATATAGGCGGCAATTTGAAGGTCATAGCGGTACTGCTCGATTTGCTTGACGATATTGTAGTCAGACAAATCATGGCTTGTCTTAAGCTCCCAAAAGCGGCCTTCGTTGTAGTTAAATAGGTCCACTACGCCGCTGCAGTCGGTGCCGTCACTGTTCCATTCAATGCGATACTGCGGCGTACCTACGATGCCTCGAGACTGCAGCGCGTCCTTGATTGAGCCAGCGATAGCCTCGGCTTCCTCCTGCGCAGCCGCCGTCAGCTTGGGAACCGTGCCGCCAAATACCATAGCGTCAACGGCGCTGCCTTTGACCTGCGCAGCCGACGGCTTCTTACCCTGGCCACCAAGCAGCCGATGCGCCAACCAAGCATGCTTCGGCGACTTATCCAGCAGAATCTTGGCAATGCTGGGGCTAAGGCGGACAGTTTCGTTACCCGCGCCGTTAGTTGCCATTGCCGTCACCTTTATCACCATCGACCGGCGCCGGAGACGTCAGGATTTTATTTACAGCTTGAACAGTCGCCAAGACGACGTTGTAGGCCTCGAGCTGCTTATCCCAGCCAAGGGCTACCTCCTGCACAAACTCGTCTTTGTCAACGCCTAGCTCAATGGCCATAGCAATCATTTGTTCCTGCATGTGACTTAGTTGGGCAATCTTTGCGATATGCTGTAGCGTTACCATCTAGCCTCCTTATAGCACACTGCCGTTGTTATCCACAGGGCCGCCGTAATTGCTGCCGTCATCAAACGTCTCAATCTCCTCCTGCGGCCCATACACCACCTTCGTTTGCTTCCAGGCCTCTCGAGCCAGTCTCTCATCTTCGTCGGTGCCGACGGCTACCATGGGATTCTGTTTTACCTTGGGCTCCCGCTTCTCAGCCTCGATGTACGCCGGCAGGGCATAGGTAGCCGCGTCAGCTACGTCTGGGTGGCAGTCGGCCGTCCATTCGTATTTTCCAATAGCCCGCTTCTCTGGGTCAAACCTGGTCTTCTGTAGGTCTTCTTCCAGAGCTGAGCCAATCATGATGTGGGCCCGGCCAGTGCCAAGTAGGTCCTTGAGCCGGTCTACTCGAGCCTTCTTGCTGCCCTTGCCTTTCTTGGCTGGCTCAATCACCAGCTTATACTCGGACAAAAACGCAGGGTCTTTAATAGTGCTGGCGCCGCCTGGGTCCCAGACGATGCTTACGACGTTGTATTTTCTGACCCAGGCTTCTACCACCGCGAGATACTGCGACTCGAGGGCATTTGCGGCTCGCTCTGTGACCCACTCCCCGACGTGCCATATTCCAGCCGGAGCCGCAGAAGACCACCCCCATAGCACAACTGCCATGCGGTCACTGCTTGCAGCAGGGTCGATGCCAATACTAAAAGTGTCAAGACCAGGAGCCACTTTCGCGACTTTGATAGTTCCCGGCTGGAACATGTCTGGATTAAAGCTGTCGTCTGGCTGGTAGACGTAGCCATTTTTTGCTCTGTCGTATTTGTAGGCGGTGGCATTGGTGTCGAATACTCTTTTGCCAAACCAGTTTCGCTGTACGATGGGGTCAGTTTCGAGAAGTCCATACTTGTGAACATAGGCTGCAAGCCGCTCTTTAAAGAATGTTTCGTGGTTGTTTTCAGAGCGTCCCCACCCAAGGCAATACCACGCAGAGTTTTCTTTTGTTTCCTGTTTATCTTCGTCATAGTTATTCACCCATGTGTTCCAGAAGAATCCACTAGCAACAGCCGGGACAGTCCCAGCGAGTACAAGCCTACCGGGAATTGGCAACTCTTTGGTTGTTTCGTCCAGCATCGGTCCTAGAATATCGGTAACCAGAGTCTCTGCTAGCCCAGGATCTGACTGCAATTCGTCCAGCACCGCCATGCCACACGCCATTGACTCACCAAGTAGAGACTGAACGTGCCTCAGGTCATCGGTGCCGCCAAACGTTACAGTTGTTCCGTTGGGAAACGTAGTAGTTAGTTCGCTTTCGTTATGTGACTTCGAATCACATAATTTCCAACGGCGACATAGCGGGCGCCACACCTTGCGCCAAATCTTCTTAGCTTGTCCGCTGGTAAGCGCGAGATATAAACAGGATGCTGCGCCAGGGGCTTTAATCGCAGTCATTGCCAGGAGTGCACAACACAGGTAACTCTTACCAGCCCGTCGGCTGCACATGAGTATCATGTTTTGGGCATTCGACTTAAGCGCCTCTAACTGCTTACTGTGCCCGTCAGAAACAGCCTCAGGTGTGAACGCTGAGTAAGCAGCTGCTCGACGGCGCTGAAGCTCTTGCTCGGCTACACGCTTATCTAGAGGCACTATAGTTCCTGTCCGCTACTCTATGACATGGCCGACAATGACGCGCCTTCTTATACAGGTAAGTATTGGCGCTAGAGTACGGATGCCCCTTGGGGCAATGAGTAATAGCAGCGTTCCGTCTCCTGCTATTTTCTGAGACGGTAACAACTTCCATATGATACGGATTACAACATAGACTGTTGCGGCACAGGTGGTCGATTGTCATCCCAGGCGGAATTGCTTCTTGGGTTAGTTCATATGCTAGTCTATGCGCGCTGACAGTCTTGTTGTTGTATTTGATTAGTCCGTATCCAAGCCTAGTGCTTCCTAACCACTGCCAACACCAATCAGGCTTGCCAATGGCAACTTTTCCCCATAGTCGCTCTTGTACAGGCTTCATTTGGCACGCTTCGCTAGTTCCTCGTCGCTTAATTTAGACAGGTCAGATTCGTCCTCTGGCTGCTCCAGCTCTGACAGTAGCTTGTTTAGCTTCTGCAGCAGCTCCACATCAGTGATGCTGAGAAACTCCCGCTTGGCTACTTCGGCCATCTGGACAATAGCCCGCTCTACCATTGTCCTGACCTTAGCTCGTAAGTCAGCTGTGCTGCGGCCAGTGGCTGTGACTGACTCGGCTACTACGCCAGCACGGGCCAGGTGCTTTACTTTGCCGTGGTCAGGCAATCTGGTTGTCCAATCCCTTGCGCATCTCTAGCCGCCGCCACAACGTGTCCGCAGCCCAAATCTTACGCAAAGCCCACGTGAATCGCATGAGCCGGCGCAGGCGGAACAGCTTCCGCAGCTTCCGCAGGCGCTTTCCTGGCCGGCGCTCGGGGCTGTGTGGCCGTGGCAGGTGGCGGAGGCTAAAGTTTACTTTGTTCATGGATGGCACTCAAAATAGCTTCAAGGTCAAAGATACGCTGCTTCAGTCTGTCCACGTCCTCCTCGCTGAGCCTGTCAGCGAAGTCAGTAACAGGGTAAGCGACAGGCTCTTCGGCCGTATCCACACAAATTAGGTCTTTGTGATAGTTCTTATGGAAGTTGCACCAGTAGACAGCCATGCTACCCTTTCTGCTTTGCCTTAAAGATTGCAAAGATGCGCTTATGTCCAGCGTCTACATAACCAAGGTATCCGTTTGACTTTAGGTATGCAGTAAACGACGTAGGATATTTCAGATAATGCGCAAAGATATCCAACGGACAATCAAACTTCATTTCATCCTCAAGAGAATTGCGCAAACCAGGTCTAGGATAGCCCCCTGGGTGTCTCCAATCCATGCCCTGTAAACCGCTAGTAAGGTAAGCAGAAAGCTGCAAACGCTACTAAACTTATAGACCCTGTCTATCCTGTTCTTAACTAGAGCCTTAATCCGTCGGTCTTTCATGTTACCCCCTTGGCGGCTTGAGATTCAACTTAGCAATTTCAGCAGCGGACAAGCTGCGGCAAGGCAGCGGCTCCGGCTTAGGCTCCGGCTTGGCCCGGCTAAGGCCAGTGCATTCCTTGAGGTCATGCATCCGCAGCCATGCCTTGATGCGGTTTTCGGCTTCGCTGCGGCTAAGGCTACAGGCCCTGGCGGCTGCAGCCATACTGCCGGCGTCAGCGAAGGTGGCAATCAGCTTGTAGTCCTTATCGCTGCGGCGCATGAGCGATTGCTTGCGGCCGACTTCACGCCAGTAGCCGGCTTTGTCGGTGTCAGCCAGCGGCACAATCTCAGCTTCGTCGCTGATTTCGCCAGTCTCAGGGTCGTAGAGGAAGCTGCCGTGCTGCCGTGGCATTGTAGACACTGGCAGTTGGTTCATGTCCATGAAACGTTCCACGTCTTCGAATCCCTCCCGCTGCAGCTTCTTGTACCACTTCCGCTGTAGCTTCTTGAATGCTGGTGAATTAAGGGCTAGGGGCTTCTTAGGCATTACTCGTCATCATCTTCCTGTGCCGTGTCAAAGCAGAAGTATGCGGCAATGGCTGTGCAAACGAAGTAGCAGCCGCTGGCGATGTAGAAGCCTTCTAGGCCGGCGGCGATGCTGGCTAAGGCGGACGTGGCTGTCATGAAAAACCAGCCGACGGAATGCAGGCTCACTTCGCAACCGCAGTGCGCAGTGCAATCAACCCTATCGCGTCCATCGCGGTGTCTCCGGTCAACCCTGACACCTTAGACCTGTCTAACTTTTCCCGGATGCGATTGTCGATACGTTCAATCGCTTTCCCATCGCCGTCAAGGCTGTTTCCGTAAGAGCGGCCCTTTTCCATAAGCAGAGCTGCACACTCGAGTAGCGTCTTAATTGCGGCTCGAGTCAGGTCAGACACAGGGTAATTTGTTAAGGCAAATGGACCAAAGGCTTTGATTGCAGCTGCATCGTATGCGTATGCCGCCAATTCTGGCGTAGCAAAGTACCCAAGGTTAATCTGTTTGCCGTCAAATCTAATTCTTGCTTTGTATGGCTTTTCACCAGTAGCATTTCCGATGCTGACGCCGCGGAGGCCGAGTCTGCCGTTACGCGTGCTGTTAGCTGCCTGTTGAGCAGCATTAGCTGGACGCAGGTTAGCCACGCGATTGTCAAGCCTGTTTCTATTCGCGTGGTCTACCTGCAGAGATTCGTCAAAGCCAAGCGACTGTCCAATAAGCTTGTGCATGTAGGTCTTCTTGCCGTAGACCCTAGACGCAGCATAGCCATGGTCAAAATACCATGAGTATTGGCACACCAAGTCAGCATAACTAGCATCGACGATGGCAAATTTCCCCTGCGTCAGCGGCACCAGCGAAACCAACGGGTCATGAGTGGCTACTGCACTCCGCTTAGGCATACCAAGACCTTATCACATGGATTTCTTATCCACAGGGGTATGGATAATTTACCGTTCTGTTAAAGTACGATTAGTGGGCCCAGTGGTCCATCTCTACGGCAATGCAAGTTCAGACTGACAGTGGCAAAAGCTCAAGGCCAGGGGGCTCAGTAGCCATTTACGTCGTCCGCCGTGTGCCAGGAGTAGGTGTTGCGCAAGCTGCTACTAATACTGTAGCAGGCAGCCAGCTACTACTTCACAACGTATAAGTAAAGGGTCCGGGTTGCTGCTCACGCTCGGATAAAGGACCTGGCCATACCCGGCGCCTGACGCGATGCATAGCAGCAATTAGCCGATATGTGTGGCAGACGGAGAACGGCCGGTAAGAACCATTACGGCACTGGCCAAGCTCTTTGGTGACAGGCTTGCCGTCATCAGGGTTGGCAACGTTGAGGTGCATCTTGCGCCTCCGACTGCCATACCGACCGCTCCTGCCTACGCGCCAGCTGCCGCGCCTACCGCTACGTTAGCCAGTCTTGACCTGCCGCTAAACGACGCCGATTTGGCGCTGTCTCCTCCTGCCGGAATGTTGTTTCCTGAGCCGGCAAAGGAAGATGGGAATAACTAGCCGTGGCGATTGCTGTAGCTAGTTCAGAAGTCAGTCAGGGAGCTATTGGCAGACCTAATACTGACTGGTTTGGCGAAGATGTTGAGGAATCCGACCGCGGCAGACGACTGCGGAATTGGATGGATGGAATTGAAAATACCAGTTGGAGTAAGCGTTGGGCTTCGCTGGTTTTTTATAGGTATATGACCGGGAGAACAACCGGTCCTATCGGCTACAACTACAGCAGCACAGCCCGCCCTGGTGCCGCCAATATCTACAGCCGCGCCATCTTCGAGGCACCACGCTACAACGTCCTGGCCCAGTGCAATGACGCGCTGGCCAATCGAGTCTACAAGAGCCGGCCCTTCCTGCAGGTCTGCCCCATCGACGGCGACTTTACTACCCGCTTCGATGCACGGTCGCTTACGCAATACATGGACGCAGTGTTTTACTCACTGCATCTGTGGGAAATGGTGGAGCTGTGCGGGTTCGACTCCCGCATTTGGGGTGACGGCTTCCTCAAGATTGACAACGGCGTCAACAACCATCTGACGGCTACACGGATTCTGTCAGACGAAATCGTTGTCGACGAAAACGAATGTAACACCGGCAAGCTTAGCCGCCTTGGCATCCGCGTCTTTGTCAGCCGCAAGGAGATGCTGCAGCAGCCGTATATCAAGAATGACCCTAAGGCCGTGGACGCTGTAAAGCGTGCGCCTAAGTCAAACAACGGCTTCTATTTCGGCGGCGACATTGATTACACGGATGTTATTGTCCTGCGCGAGGGTTGGAGCTTCTGCCAGAAAGACACCGACGGCAACGAAATCCCTGGCTACCACATTATCGCCGTCGGCGACTACACACTGAAGTGTGAGGAATGGCTGCGCGACCACGCGCCTATTGCCAGGCTGCCGTTTAAGCTCATGCCGACTGGCTACTTCAGCCAGGGCATGCCGGAAATGGCGCTTGGGCTCCAGCGTGAGCTTGACAGGACCATGGCGGCTAACTGGGAAAACCGCCGCCGCGCTGCTTGGCCACGGATTGGCATTGCCCAGGGCAGCAACGTTGACCCTGGCAAACTCGGCGACAAGTCTAACGGCATTTACTACTACACCGGTACCAAGCCAGAGTTTGACTTTCCGATGGCTACTCCTCCTGAGCAGTTCCAGTATGAGGAGTCAATCATTCGCCGCATCAAAGAAGTCTTCCGGCTCAATGACCAGCAGATGCAGGGTGCCAGGCCTAAGGCAATCAGCGGCAAGGCCGTTAACCTAATTGATGAGCTGGACGATGCAGCCCATGCCGACTTGTTCCAGCACATGGAGGACTTCGTTGAGCAGATTGGCAACCTGATTATCGAAGCCTCCGAAGATTCCAAGCCCAAGGTTACGCTGCCTGGCCGCCAGGCGCAGCTCATTGACTGGGCTAGCCTCAACTGGGATGAGAAGAAATTCTATCTACGGCCATTCCCTGTCGGCCGGCTGTCTCAGTCAATTGCTGTGCGACAGGAGCAGATTAGGACCTGGTACGCCGAAGGCGCAATCAGCAAGCAGACCAAGATGCGGCTCGAGCAGGTGCCAGACACTGACGGCTATCAGTCACTGGCTAATGCAGCTCAAGACTTCATTGAGATGCAGCTTGACGAGATGATTCAGACTGGCAAGTATCAGCCGCCTGAGCCCTGGGTTGACGTTGACGCAGCCATGGAAACAGCGCAGGCCAGGTACTGTTACGAGCGAACGCTTAAGACGCCGCAGGACCGCACTGACATGGTCCTGCGCTACATCAGCGCCCTGGACGAATTGAAGTCAGCTGCCGGCGCCGCGATGCAAGGGGCGATGGCTCCGGCTCCTGCGCCTGGCAGCCCAGAAGCTATGGCGATGCCGCCCGGTGGCGCAGCTCCTGGCGCTCCTCCGATTGCGCCGGCAGGAATTCCCGGTCTACCAAACCTACAACCTGGCCAGGCTCCTGCGCCGCCAGCGTTTCCAGCACCACAAGGATAGGCAGTGAAAAAGAAAGAACGAATCAAGCAGCTTGAGCAGGAAAACAAGGAACTTCGCGAAGCCTTGACAAAGGCTCTGGCTGCTATTCCGAACGTTAATCTGCCTGTACCCGGTTACCGTCCAATTGAGCTGCCGTTTTGGGATAACGGTATTCGCTACTGCTAAGGATGAACAATGAACAGCATCGACCCCAACGAGACCGCTACGCCTGCGCCGGCTGCCGCCGTTACCACGTCAACGGCTGCGCCTGCTACTAATTCAGAGCCTGTTACGACTGCCGTCACTACCGACGCCGTCAAGGCGGCTCGTTATGAGGCTGCAGCCACGGCGGCAGAAACAGCGGCTAAGGCTGAGGCTGACAAAGCCGCTGCTGCAGTCGTTGCCGAGCAGGCAGCGGCTGCGGCTAAGGCCAAGGAAGCTGACACCGTTGGCCAGCTGACGGCCAAGCTGGCAGAGACTGAGGCGCAGGCCAAGACGCTGGCTGACAAAGCCAAGTTTGCTGAGAAGCTTGAGTCAGTCCAGGCGCTGGTTAAGGCTGGCAAACATTACGACGCAATCCAAGCGCTGTCAGACATTGGCCTTAGCTTTGACGCCGCTGTTCAGCAGATTATCAACCCTGGCCAGGAGCCTACACCGGTAGCGGCAAAGCCGGAGGATAAGCCTGTTGACCCGGAAGTGGCCAAGCTCAAAGAGCAGCTTGACGCCGTAAACAAGCGGCTTGAGGCGGCAGACAAATTAGCGGCTGAAGCGGCCAAGGAGCAGGGCCGGCGGTCTGTTGTGGACCACGTTAAAGCCAAGGCTACTGAGTTTCCATACCTCGCAAGCAATGAGGAATGGATTACCAAAGCATTGGCCGACGCCGAACCAGACTACGCCGCTGCCATCAAGGCTAACAAGGACCAGGACATTTCAATGGAAGCTAAGAATGACTTGATTA